AGTGGCAATCATGGACGCAATCTATAACGCTGAGGGCGGCGTGACCGGCTTTGAAGCGCTGGGCGCGTTAGAGATGGCCAAGCACGAGGTGATGCAAAAGATTTACGACCCCGACGACGACGCTTGACCGCACGCGCGACCCGTGCAACATTGGCTTTGTCAGGTAGTCATGTGCCTGTATCCTCCTGTTGCGACTTCCGCCTCCTGCTAACGCGGGGGGCGGTTTTTTATTGCCCGGCGTAACCGCTTGACGCGCTGCAACGTTTGCGATACCGTTTGCTCAATCTCTACTTTTGCGCCCGCCGGTTAATGCCGCGCGGGTGTTTCGCGTTTAGGAGGCCCCGCCGCGTTAAGCGCTGGGGATAGCGCCAATGGCAGCCACGTCTAAGCCAAACAAAATTCAGCAGGACAGAACGCGATCCGCGATCCAGACCACTCAGCTTGTAAAGCGCTTGCAGGACTTTGCGTTAAACCTCCCAGGATCAGACGGCCAGCCGGTAAAGCTGGAGCCTGACCGGCAGAGAGCGATTGAGACGCTCCTGCGCAAAACTCTTCCCGACTTAAAGTCAATCGAGATCAGCGGGACGGGCGAGGACGGCGCAATCGGGATCACGTTCAAAACGATCTATCAAAGCGAGTGACGGAACACGTTTTCAGGGTCCGCCGCTATCAGCGCGCCCTTCATGAGTCGTGGATCACGCTAAAGAAAAAGCGATTCATCGAGATTGCTCATCGACGCTGGGGCAAAGATGAAATCGCGCTTACGGTCACGCGAGACCTAGCACTGCAACGGCCAGCGTCTTACTGGCATTGTCTCCCGGAATACGCTCAAGGGCGGAAAGCCCTGTGGACCGCAGTCAACCCGCACACCGGCAAACGGCGCATTGACGAGGCTTTTCCGCCCGAAGTGGTGGAGACCCGCAACGATCAAGAGATGTTCCTGCGCCTGAAGAATGGCGCGACTTGGCAGATTGTCGGGTCGGATCGGTATGATTCCCTCGTCGGCGCTGGCGTTGCTGGCGTTGTGTTCTCGGAGTGGGCGCTCGCCAATCCGTCGTCGTGGGGTTATATTCGCCCGATGATCGAGGAGAATGGCGGGTGGGCCGCGTTTATTAGCACGCCGCGCGGTAACAACCATTGCAAGGCGATGTTTGACCACGCTCAGGGCAGCGATAAATGGTTTGCGGAAATCAGCAGCGTCACCGACACGGGCGCGGTTACCGCTGAGGCTCTAGAGGAGGCTCTTGCGGAATACCGCGCCATCTACGGCGGCGACCTTGGGCTTGCCATCTTCGAGCAAGAATATCTGTGTAGCTTCTCGGGCGCTCAAATCGGCGCTTATTGGGGGTCGGAAATGTCCCGCGCCGAGAGGGAGGACCGCATTCGAGAGGTTGAGATTGACCACGATCACCCCGTTCACACGGCGTGGGATTTGGGCAAAAGCGCAAACAACCCGATATGGTGCTTTCAGGTAATTGGCAATCAGCTTCGCGTTGTGGACTTTCACAGCCCGGATTCCGACGACCTAGCCGATTGGGTCGATTGGCTTAATGCGCGCGGCTACAACGGGACCGACTACGTGCCGCACGATATCATGGTGACGGAATGGGGCAGCAAGCGGACGCGATACGACACGCTCAAGTCGCTAGGCCGCAAGCCTAAGCGCGTGCCCCGTGTGAGCGTCGCTGACGGCCTGCAAGCCGGGCGGGACACGATCAACGCGGCGGTGTTCGCCTCGCGCTGCGGGACCGGCCTAGACGGGCTAAAGTCATACCGGCGCGATTGGGACGATGAGCGGAAGTGCTTCCGAGAGACGCCGGTTAAGGATTGGGCCGAACATATCGGGTCGTCGTTTCGATACTTGGCGCTTTCGTGGCGTGAGGTGGTCGCGCCTAAAGAGCGCGAAGTGAAAAAGACCGACCTGCAATATGTGGTTGACGATAGCGGCGTGATCCGGGCGAATATGAGCGTGCGCGAGGCCGTCGAGGCCCGCATGAAGGCGAGAAGGAGGGCCGACTGATGAACACCACGGAAAACGCACGCGAGGCCGTCAGGCTTGCATTCAACCAGACGCGGGGCTTTGCGTTCGCTCGGTCCAAAGATGGCGTGGCGTTTCATGTGTTGAGCGAAGATAGCACTCTTGTCATGGGTGAGGGCTGTTGCACGGTTCCCCGCAGTGACAGGGCGGCCAGCAGGCTTTCGGACGCGGCGAGGTCTTTGCTTTGATGGACTACGACAGCGCGCCCGAAGGCAAGGGCGCAGGCCCTTCGAAAATGTCGCCTGACGACCTGCGCAAGCTTGGCAAGAAGTGGTGTGAGCGGATTCGCGCGGCTGAGAAGCGCGAACAAGACTGGATGGACGAGGCGGAAGCCGCTGAAAAAGCCTATACCGTCGATACCTCGTCCGAATCTCGCGGCGAGATTCCCGATTTTAACATTCTCCACAGCAACGTCGAAACTATCGTTCCAGCGATCTATAACAGCACGCCGTCGCCAGACATTCGCCCGCGCCACAACAACCGCGACGAGGCGGGCAAGCTGGTAAGCGACCTGCTAGAGCGCGCCATAGCGGTGCAGATTGACGACAGCCGCCTTGATGCCGAAATCGAAGCGCTGGCGCAGGATGCCTTCCTAACCGGGCGCGGCGTCGTCAGGGTGAAATTCGACGCGAGCGAAGAGCCGCAGCCGCCAATGGAGATGATGGATCCGAACACGGGCGAAATCACCCTGATGGAGCAGCCCGCAAAGGTCGTCGGCGAGCGGGTGATGTTCGAGAACGTCTCATGGCGCGACTTTCGGTGCGGTAACGCCAAGCGGCTGCAAGACCTCCCGTGGGTGGCGTTTCGCCATTGCCTGACGCAGGAGGAGGCGGAAAAGATTGACGCCGACCTATTCGATCAACAGCGCGAAGGCGAGTCATATGGAGATGATGATTTCGATTTAGACGTTTGGGAAATTTGGTGCCGCGAAACGCAAAGCGTGTATTTCGTCACTGACGACGGATCTAAGGTTCTCGGCGTGACGGGCGACCCGATGGGGTTGAGCGGGTTTTTCCCGATGGCGTTGCCGGTTCAGCCAATCCGGGCGACCGGGCGGATCATGCCGATTTGTCCATACACCGTCTATAAATCGCTCGCGCAGGAGCTTGACCAAATCACGCGCCGCATTCGCGCGATTACATCGGGGCTGAAGGTCGTGGGCTTCGTTGCGGGGCCGACTGGCGACCTTGAGCGCTTGGCCGATCAAGAGGACAACACGCTTGTTCCGATTGCCAACCTTGAGGGGATTGCAGCGGTAGGCGGCATCGACAAGGCCATTATGTGGTGGCCGGTTCAACACGCCATCCTTGTGCTGCGTGAGCTTTACGTGGCCCGCGAACAAGTCAAGCAGGCGATCTACGAGATCACCGGGATCAGCGATATCATTCGCGGTCAGGGCGCGGCAAGCGAAACGGCCACGGCGCAAAATATCAAAACGCAATGGGGAAGCCTGCGCATTAAGAAAATGCAGCGGCTTATTGAGCGCCAAGTCCGCGACTTGTTTGTTATCACGGCTGAAATCATCGCCATGCACTTCTCAATCGAGACGCTGCAAAAGATGGCTGGCATAGAGATTCCGCCCGAGGCGCAGCGCTTGCTTCAAAAGCCGATGGACCATTATCGGATCGACGTTGAGAGCGACAGCACCGTTCGAGCGGACGCCACGTCGCAGCGGCAGGAAAAGGCGGAGTTTCTGAATGCCTCCGCGCAATACTTCGCAACGATGGCACCCATTGCGCAGTCTGCGCCGGGGGCCGTCGGTCCGATGATCGAGATATTCGCATCTTTCGCCCGCAGCTACAGCCTCGGCAAGTCGGCTGAGGATGCAATTGAAGAGATGGTGAAGGCGGCACAAGAGACGGCCAAAAACCCGGCTCCGAATCCGCAGCAGGAAGCCGCCAAGGCCGCGATGCAGATGGAACAGGAGGCTCAGGCCAGCAAGCAAAAGCTGGAAACCGAGCGCCTGCAATTCGAGGTCGAGAAGGCCAAGTTGGACGTTCAGCTCAAGAGCGCCGACCTTGACCTCCGCCGCGACGATCAACGCCTCCGCGAGGCCGAGGCGGACTTTAACGCCGTGAAAGTCGCCGCTGAGCTTGACATGGAAGAAGATCAGCAGCGCGCTGTCAAAATTGGAGATGCTTCATGAGCGCACTTAGTGACCCGCCGAGCAACTGGAAAACCTGCACGCCAAGCGACTCCACCAATATCGCAGGGTGTCGCGGCGTGTATGTCGGCGTTGGCGGCAATGTTGCCGTAAGGTCAACCGCGACCGGAGACGTGGTGACGTTTGTGGGTGTGCCCACGGGGCAGCTTGTAATCGGATCGTTTGATCGGGTTATGAGCACCAACACCACAGCCACGACTATGTTGCTCGGATACTGATATGCCGGTTTTCGTTTATCGCGCGGGGCGGATGGTGGACAAGGCGACGGGTGAGGCAATGACTTCGCCTGACGCGCCCCTAGCCCTGCCAGCGACGTTTGGCGACCTTCCGGG